ATGAAGTATATAATAATAATGGAATCGGCGGGATGGACTTATTATTGGACGGGAGCGAATTGGTTTACTAATAGAAAAAAGGCTAAAGAAATTCCAACTGAAGATTTACAAGGGGAACTTCAAACGGTACTAATCTATGTACAATATATGTCTCACAAACGTTTAATTATAGAGGCTTTATAAATGGAACGGACAAAAAAACTGGACTACGTTGAATCTTTAGAGATACTTGCCAGCCGGTTGGTTATTGATAATGAAGCCAAGATACCGGTCAAGATTTTTGCGGAGATTGTAGGGAAGAGCCCATCTTTAATATATAAAGCTGCCTCACCTAATGACGACACCCCTCTCAATTTCTTATGGCTTCCGGCGTTTATGAATATGACTGAGGACTACGACATCCTTGATAAGATGAATCAGTTGTGCGGGAAGCTGCCGTCGGTGGATATTCCGAGTTTCAAGATCGAGAAGGAGGAGGAGAAACAAATTACCAGGCGTTTTATTAAATCGGTTCACCGGGTGAGTGAGGATTTTGAGGAGTATTTGGGACTGCCATCCAGAGTGGGGTTAAAGAATTATAAGAAATTGGCGGAGGCAGCGATTAAGGAACTTTTGATTTCGATTTGTTATGCCGAGAAAGCTTTGAAAGGAAATGGGGAGTTGGGATTATGAAGTGTTGCAGTGATTGTATCTTTTTTATAGTAACGGGTGCATGGATGACCACAGATAGGCGGGGCGGTTTAAAGGAAGATTATAAAACAGGCGATTGTAATTATAAATTTTTGCTTCCTGATAAAACCCCCGATAGTATTTCGGGATTTAAGAATAGTATGAGATCAACTAGAGGGAAAGGATGTCCCTGTTTTGAAGGAAAGAAATAATGGATACAGAAATTATTTATGATTATAAAAATTATGACAAGATACATGTGAATAAATATGGATGCGCTGAGGGTGTGGCTGTTGAATGTATCGACCGGAGGGGATGGCTGATGGTTCAACTGAGAAATGGCAGGAGTTTTTTAGCGAGTTACATTTCAATTATTAAGAAAATTACAGAGAGATAGCAGACATATTTTTTAACACTTTTAATACGATCGGAAATAGATCATGGAACTACAAACAGGCACACAGGAAATTTGGCTCGCGGTAAGAAAGGCTGCAGAGCTGTTGGATCTGGATAAGCGAAATGTCCGGATCAATATTTCGAAGGGCAAATATATATCACAAAAAGTTAAAGGGAATGGAGGGGAGCAATACCAGCTGCTTCTTTCTTCTTTGCCAACCGATGCCCAGGTGAAATATTTCAAGAGTTTAATCGAGGGTAACAAAACCATGTCAGGCACTGCCGACCCGGGTTGTTCGAAACACTTGGGAAGTGGCAACTCGGCCTATCGAGCAGAAAGCTATGGAAACAAAGGGGATGAACGTATTAAAAACGCATCCCCTATCCCTCATAATTTCAGACGAGCGGGAGAAGGAAATTTTGTTGCTACTTCGGGCGCGCGTGGGGGGAATGAGGCTGGAGTGTTTAGCGAAATTGGAGCCGGAAGACCAGGAACCGGCGATGGTACGGACAGAAGGAGTGGCGGCGGATTTGGTTCGGGTGAGCAGCTGCAGCTGGAGGGAACGACGGGAATGAGTTTAGGAACGATGGATGCGGTTGCTGTGGAAGAGCCGGGTTTGATGGGGAAGATTGATCCTGCAATGATGGACCGTGAAATCGAGATGGAACTTTATTCTTTAATGCCGAAGTGGCAGAGGGAGTATATTGATAAGCTTCTTCCTGTTATGAAAGCGGCTGAGGGTTTGAAAGGAAAGGAACTGATGAAGTTTTTGGATGCTACGCGCGCGGGCGTGGATACATGCGTAGGTTTGAAGGGGTTGAGTTACGGGAATTTTATGAAGCTGAAAAAAGAGTTTGAGGATAACGGGATCTCCGGGCTGGTACCAGGTTACGGGAAAAGAGCGGGAGCAAATAAAATTGATGATGAATCTTTTAATCATTTCAAAGATCTATACCTGAAGGAAGGGAGACCAACTTTAGACAGTTGCTGGTATGGAGCAAAGGGATATTATATCAAAAATAATCTTGGAGAAATTCCGGAGGACTTCCCTTCCGCCATTACTTTTATGCGCAGACTTGAAAACGAGGTACCGAAAGCGGCGATCGAATTAGCCAGGCATGGGGATATGTGGTACAATAAACATTATGCAAATTATGCCAACAGAAATTATGACGAGATTGGGATTGGCGAGGTATGGGTATCGGATCACCGGCAGCTGGATCAGGCTGCAATAGTTCATCTTCCTGATTTAACTAAAAAGGACATCAAATTATTCTTAAAATATTTTTCCAGAGATAACAGAAAAACATCTGCGCCGGTGTTTCCCTGGATTACGGTCTGGAGAGATTTCAAGAGCGGTAAATGGATGGGATGGAATATTCATCTTGAGGATCCTAATTCTGATTTTATCTTTCAAGCTTTTTATGACGGGTGCAACAGATATGGTGTTCCGAAAGAAATCTACATCGATAACGGAAAGGATTACCGCTGTAAAGATTTTGCGGGCGGCAGGACCAGGAGAATTAAATCCGATGTTGATACAGCGAAAGCAAACAGTTTATGCGCGATGCTGGGGATCGTAATTCATTACGCAACTCCATACGGTGCACAGACAAAACCGATTGAGAGGGATTTCAGGATCTGGAAGGAATGGCTTGATAAACAGATGCCCGGCTACAGGGGGGGAAATCATGTTGAACGTCCTGAAAAATTAAAAAAAGAAATTAAACAAGGAAAGATTGTTGACTTTGAGGAGTTAGCAGAGCTTGCAGAATATTTTGTTCAAAATGTTTTAGAAAAGTATCCATCATTTGGAAAGAATATGCTGGGGAGATCGAGGGAAGAAGTATTTAATCTAGGATTTAAGTCTCTTCTAAGAGTTACTTCAGACGCTTTGAAAATGTGCTGCATGCGTACTTCCGGTGATCTTACGATCAGGAGAAACGGTATTACTCTTTCGCAAAGATACAACCTTTATTATTGGGCTGAATGGATGAATCCACTAAAGGGCAGGAGCGTTTACTTACGCCGGGATATAAATAATTATGAAGAGGCATGGGTATTTGATGCGAAGTCAAACGAGTATTTAGGTAAAGGACAATTAAACGCGCTGGATACTGCGGCACTTGCAAGAGATCCACTTACCAAGAGACAAGTTCAGGATGTTATTGCTGTAAAAGCGAGGGAGAAAAAAATATTGAAGGGGTATCAACCCCTTAATGAAATTCAGCCTTATGAGATAGTGGAGAATTTTGCAATGGGTATTGCTGCAGGAGCGAAGGGGAATGGAGCGGGCGCAGCAGCGGGTGCGGGTTTATCGAATATAACTTTGAAGACAGATATGGATGATGTAGTATCGAAAGAAAATGAATTTAAGAGAACCGGCACATATGATATTAAGGAAATTGTTCCCAAGGGAAGTGAGAAACAGAATTTGATAATGTTCGAATCAGATATAGAAAAATAAAACAAGGACCATCCGCCTTTAGTTTGGCGACCGGGGGCGGATGGCCAGTACTACATAACAACTACTAAGGAGTCAGCTATTATGCTTGAAACAGAACGGGAAGAAATTCAGAAACAGCTACAGCACTATCTTGACACTGCTATTGTAGGAGGAAAGAAAGCCTCCATGAACGGAGTTGCCAGAGCGATTGGCAGATCAACCGGAACAGTATCAGCATGGGTGAAGAACAAATATACGGGGAATGTTGACAACATTGATTATGACATTAAAATATTTTTGGAGAGAGAGGCTGAGCGGAATGAAACTGCACGAAACGAGATCCCTTTCTGCCAGATAAAAAATGCATTGCGGGTCTGGGATACCGCAAAAATTGCTCATCTAAACAGACAGATCTGCGTGGTATATGGAGAACCAGGATCAGGGAAGACCAGGGCAGTAAAGGAATATGCTGTAAATAATCCTGATGTTATTTTGATTGAAACTGATCCGGGATACTCACCGAAAATATTATTCAGAAATATTAACAAAGCACTGGGACTTGAGGGACTGGGGCAAATATCTGAGTTATTCGATAATGCAGTCCAGAAACTTAAGATGACCGGCAGGCTTTTAATAGTTGATGAAGCGGAGATCCTTCCTTACAGAGCTCTTGAACTTTTACGAAGACTGCATGACAAGGCATATATAGGGATCCTGTTAAGCGGAATGCCGAGGCTATATTATAACCTGCGCGGATTGAATGGGGAATATAAACAACTTTACTCGCGCGTGAGGACTTCAGTTAAGCTGGAAGCGCTGCGTGAGGAGGATACGGAAATGATTGTTAATGCTTTTTTGCCTGACAGAAACGGGATCTATAAAACTTTTCATAAAGTTTCTTCCGGGAACGGAAGAACACTTGAAATGCTTCTGCTGAATAGTGAATCGATAGCACGCCTGAATAAAAGAAAAATTGACGAGGCTGTTGTTGAGAAAGCTTCCACAATGTTGATGAAGTAGGAGGGAATAATGGAAAAAGTCACAACAATAATTATTGGAAAACTCTGCGAGCAGCTGCATCCGGAAGCCAGGTCAACAAGTGAAGCCATTGACCTAACAAATGAAAGGGTGAAGCTGGTAATTGAGATTAAGAAACAATTCAATATCGATGCCAGGGAAGAGACGGAGCTCATGGCTGCATTGGAAACAGCTTCGGAGGAATGTTATGCGGAATCGCTGGAGGGGAAGGCATCATGAGTTTAATACAAGTTTTAACCGGTGTTGAGAAGAGCGATTTAGTTTTTGAGTTCCAGGTTGACAACGAGAATCCTTTTTTAACTGCACACTGCAAGTTGATACTGGAAAATTGTGGTGTTGATCCTTCCGGATTGTACCGGGGTGATTTGCGCAGGAAAGCGGTGGAGTTGATATCAGGTAGGCTGTTGGAGAAAGTTATCAAGGGGGAAACAATAAACGGTGCTGAAAATCTTGTAGGGCTGGGATGCATCGAAGGGACCACAGGAATAAAGTTTATTAGCATGAACGGGACGCTCGATCCAAAAGAAACAATGGTAAATATTTTATCTGAAAAAATAATGGAGCTAGAAAATGAAAATTGAAGAGGCATTGCAGGAAAGGAAAAGTGAATTAAATAATCTCCAAACGGACATCAATAATCTGGACGGCCAGGCAGTGAAGCTGAAGGATGGAGTTTTGAAATATAATGATCTAAAAAAACAGTCATCCGATTTGAAGAAGATTTTAAAGCATAAGAAAAGAGAGTTGGATACGGTTTTGACGTTCTTCAATAATGTGGATCAGAGTTACGCGGATAAAATATTCCCGTTGTTTTCTAGCCTGCCGGTATCTGAAGAGAATTTGAGGGAAGAAGGGGAATTCAAGATTAAGGAAAAGCCAGGGGGAACAGATCTGAATGCTGTGGGGAAATCAGAAGTGGGAAAATTATGAGCACAATAAGAATTACGAAGCGTGCGGCGGACGAGTACATAGCGAAGTTTGATCCTCAGCTGGCATCTATTGTAAATGTGTCGGAAAGGATTAAGGCTGTTGCTAAAGATCTGATCCCGGTATTTAAAAAAGCGAGATATATCAGTAAGAATGAAAAAGGGAAGTTATACAGGAGCTATGATTTGAGGATTGATATGGTCGTTATAGATGATGCTATGGTTACTTTATTTCCGCTGAGGCATGCTCTGAAGAGCGAGAAGAGACTGAATCATTCTAAACATCCTTTTGAAATGGAGAGGAATTAATGGAAGCTACAATGTTAGAGCCAGTTTACTGTTATGGGACGGTAATTAAGGAAATGCGGGAGAAGTATCCTGACCTGAACGAGATCGAGAGATTGAGGAATTATAATGAAAGGATGTTGACGATTTCCGCGCAGGCACAAGATGCGGACAGAAGGAGCCGGGCATATAAAAAATACTGGGCATCAGAGGATCTGCTTTATATCTTTTTGAAGAGGAGGAACTGAGGTGAAGAACTTAACTCCCAAAAGACTGGAGAATTTGTTTACCCATCTATTCCTAATCAGAAGATTGAAGAAAAGGCTATCTACTGAAAATTTCAATAAGGTGATTGTGGAAATGAATTTGAGCAGCGTTTTGACTGTCTATGAAATTTTTATTAAGGCAGAAAAGTCAGATAGAAAATTATGGAAGGAAGTTCTGAAGCAATGGAGAGAGGAGCAAATTGAAGTTAAGAAATCATTAACGAGTAGTGGTTTGTGATGGGATTTGAGGAAAATCTTTTTAAGAAGGAATTTATTGAGAAGAACGGAATTACTGCCGGTCTTCCTCTGTTTGATTCTGCTCCTGCAGTTTATTTGCCGGATTGGTTATGGAATGGAAAAGAAATTAAAGGCGAAATCTATACCAGGATGGCTTTGAAATTTGCCGAGGACGTTAAAGAATATTTAAGGGGAATATTGTTATTAGGCGGCCAGGCAACGGATCATGAAGTTAAAAATCTTCTTGGATGGGATTTGCATATCGTCAGTGCCAGGAGAAATGATCTTAAGAAGCTTGGGATAATATGCAGTTACCCTGGGAGAAGTAAAATGGGTCCATACGGACAGCCGAATACAATTTGGAATGTGAATTTAAATGTCTTGTATAAAAAATTAGCTGAGGTTTAGATGGATAAGGATATTGTAACTGCACTATGGGTACTGATAGCTGAGGTCGTTTATCTCGGGGCAATAATATGGTGGCAAGTTTATACTATCAGAGAAAATTCTGATAAGGTAGTCGAGTTATTAAAAGGACAAATTTCAATAATACTAAAACAAAAAGGATGTGGTAACTAATATGGTCGCAAAAATAAAATCAACAATAACGGATTATGTTGAACTGGGAAGACAATTCAATAGACTGGCACACTGCCAAGCTTCTTTATTGATCCAGGAAGCCAAGATGAACAAAGAAATTCTGGGAGTTAAGTCCAAATATGAGAAAAATATAAAAATTACAATGGAAGAGAGGAATGGGTTGGTAAATGAAATCAAATTATTCTGCCTGGAGAATAAAAAGGATTTTGAAGGTGAGGTAAAGAGCAGGAAATTTTTATATGGTGTGGTTGGCTTTAAAGTGAGCAGCAAGGGTGCAATTAAAATACTGAAAAAGGCCAAGGACGGGTTTAAGAAAGCTGCAAAGGATTTCATGGAATTGTTCGGGACTAAATATGTGAAGTTGGTCCCGGAACTTGAGAAAGATAAAATATCAGCTGACTACAGATCCGGCGTTATCAGCGATGTTATTCTTGCTTCAGTAAATCTGAAATTCAACAAGGAGCCGGAATTCTTTTACAAATTTGATTTCAAAAAGTTTGAGAAGGAAACCGGGATAAAGGTTCCAGTAAAGAAAGCGGTGAAGGGAAAGGAATGAAAATAGTATTGGTTGTTCTACTGATTTTATTCATTAATGTATTGATGGCTCAGTTTGCTAAATCCACAAGAATTCTTGCCGATATTTTTAAACGGAGTGCAAAGAAAAGCAGACTCAAATGGAGAATCAAAGTTTTACCACCTCTTCATAAAAATTGCAGGTGTATATGGCTGTGACAAATAAAAATTATAGCAGGAATACTCTTCTTGGGAAGATCCATGTGGCGAAAGCGCAGCTGAAACTTTCGGATGATGATTATAGGGCGGTGCTTTCTAACTGGAGGTATTTAGGACAGGGGGATGTGATTACTTCTGCTTCGAATATGACTTGTGATCAGATGGTAGAGTTATTAAAAGTGTTTGAGGAGAAGTTCGGATGGAAGGCGCAGTCACGGAAGAAACAAAAGAAGTTTATTAAACCGTCTGTTGAGGGAGAAAGGGATTCTGCGTTTGCTACCACAGCTCAGCTGGAGAAGATTAATCTATTATGGATTAAACATTCTACTCAGAAGGATGAAGAATCCCTCAGGAAGTTTGCTAAGAGGATCCTGCATGTAGATCTGATGCAGAGTATCCAGGCGAACCAGGTGCATATTCTTGTTAAGGCAATTGAAAATTTAGCAAGGGGAAAATCATTTAAAAAGGAAGGCGAATGATGAATGGATTGAGTCTAATGTTTACAGTGATAGGAATTATTTTTTTAAGTAAGGGATTGATCGGTTATATCAATACTGTAAATGAAAGTGAAATATTAAAAAAGCATCTAGGAGCTCCGGCTGTAAAATTTATCATCGGGCTGGAAGGTAAAAAGATGAATATTCTATATTGTATTATCCACTGGTTTTTGGTCAGGGGGATGTCATTACTTGGATATGTCGAAAGTAATGGTGAAGATAAAGACAAGTGGTATTTTATTAAAAGGGAATCAAAATAATGAATAAACAAGAAGCTATACCTGCTTATCCTCTTACATGGCCGGAAGGTTATAAACGATTTAACAATAGGAAGGATTCCAGATTTGCAAGGAATTTGACCATTGCCTACGCAGCAGGTGAATTGGAAGCTGAGTTGACATTATTGGGGGTTAAAGATCCCATCCTCAGTACGAATGTTCCTTTGAAGTTAGCGGGAGGACCGAGATCAGGGTTTAATGTGGATGATCCAGGTGCTGCGGTTTACTTCAGAAGAAAAGAGAAGAATGTTGTATTAGCCTGCGATCGGTATAAGAGAGTCCAGGATAATATTCACGCAATTGCAAGGACCGTAAATTCTTTAAGACAAATTGACAGGGATGGAGTTTCTGATTTTCTGGAGCGGGCATTTACCGGGTTTACTGCGATAGCGGAAAATGCAGGTCCTTCAAATGCGGCGTGGTGGGTGATACTGGAGGTATCGGAAAACTGCACGATGGAGGAAGCTGAAAAAGCATGGAAGAAACAATGCAGGGAATATCATCCGGATAAGGGGAATGATTCAGGATTTATTTATGCAGTTAATGCTGCATGGGACAGAGCGAAAAAAGAGATAGCACTCAGGACTAATAACTAATTCTATAAAAATAAAACGGAGTTCAATAATGACTGAGGAAGAAAAGAAGTTTGTTAAAATGCTTACAAAGGGAGCGCGGGAAATTGGTGATTGGGTCCAGGTTATAAAATTTGGACAAGAAAAATTAATGAAGGAACAGATTTTCCTCTGGGGATTAATTGTTGATAGAGTTGAGGTTGAAATGGATTCAATAGTACCGGCAGGAATGGGGCATCCTTGTTTACCGGAAGCCCTCAATTTTGTTCTTCAAGAGTTGGGTTATCATATTATTCCAAATATCACAGACAATTAGGAGAATAGATTATGACATTCAGACCAACATTGAGCAAAAAAGAACGCGCTTAACGCAGACAAATTAAAGTTCAGGATAGAGAAGCCGGTCAAATAAAAAGAGGGCTGATAAAATTTACACCGGCGGGAGGGACTAAACCAGGAGCGCTTCCTGTTACCAGGGTAATTTATAAAGGCGGAGATCTATATAAGAGATTCTATGATGAGCATGGGATGAAAAGAAAGGTGTTTGATCCGGAGATTGAAAAGCTTCAGGCTTTATGCAATGAATGGAATGATAAATATTCGAAAGGGACCCCGGTGATAGCTACTAAAGATGACGGTTCTACTTTTGAAAGCAGGACAAAAACAATTGCTCAGGTATTGAACAATCATTCTGCAGTAATATGGCCTTCAGGAATAGCGGGTTGTTATTTGTTAGGGAGGGTGAAGGCTAAATGAGAAAAGGAACGAGAAGTATATTGTTTGGTGTTCATCAATTTATATGGCATCCGATCACCGTTTACATTGCATGGATCTATTTATACCATAAACTTCCATCATTAAAGGAAACCATTTGTATTATAATACATGATTGGGGTTATTGGGGAAAAAATAATATGGACGATGAAGAAGGCGAAACGCATCCGGAATTAGGAGCAAAAATTGCCGGTAAGATATTAGGTGATGATTATTATTGGATGTGTCTCCTGCATTCACGTCATTATGCAAAAACTCTTGGTAAGGAACCGTCTCCTTTATGCTGGGCTGATAAATTAAGTATTATAATGGAACCATATTGGCTTTATCTTCCAAGAGCATATGCCAGCGGTGAGTTATTTGAATACAGAAAAATTGCTTCAGAATTTATTTCATTAACATCTACCCATAGAGAATGGTATAAATGGGTAAGAGAAAGGCTGATTAAATTGGGTCAGGAAAGACGGGGAGACGCAGTTCCTTATATGAGTAGAAATAATATTTACTAAAGGTGATCAAATGAATAATGATAATAATTCAAAACTATTTGCGGCGGGATATACAATTATCAGGAAAGATGAATCGAGGCTTATTATAAAGAAACTATGCCGGGCTAAATCATCTGACGCGATTTCAATAACTACCGGGAAATCGTTATTAGGTCTCAGCTGGCAGGATATAGAGAAAGATTTCAAAACAAAGGCGGCTTTGAAAAGAAGGTATGATGAATTATTAAAAGATAATAGAACAATCGAAGGTTAAAGATGGTATGGAATAAATATGTGGACGGCGTGGCTCCCCATAAGGAATATTTCTTTGATATCAATGGGAATAAATTTCGCGGTAACCATAACGGCAAAGGCTGGTGTTTATATAAGATCGCTAATAGTGAATGGGAAAGTGAACGTTTAATAGCCTCGGAATTGAAGAGCAAAAAACATTTACTTGTAGAAATTAGAAACTTCACGGGAATTATAACGGGGGACATTCTTATTACCGATCGGGAAGGAAAGAAACAGAGGAATTTTTGATGGAATATAAAAGAGCATATGGGATTGCAAAGAAGTATTGGGAGCTGCTGAAGCCTTTCTGTGTTGAGAAGAGGTGTAGAGTGGGTGGAAGTGTTCGGAGGCTGAAGCCGGAATGCGGGGATATTGAGATCGTATGCATCCCGCTGACGATTAAAATATTCCCTCCTGGATTGTTTGTGGCTCCGAAGATTCAGAGGCATCAGGGGTTTGTTGACCTGGTGAATTCTTTTACCAAGGTAAAAGGTGAAGCGACCGGAAAATATACTCAGAGAATGCTGCCGGAAGGAATTAAGCTGGATCTGTTTATGTGCGATGAGAGTAACTTCGGATTGATGTGGATGCTGAGGACGGGATCTGATTTGTTTTCTAAAAGGATGGTAACGGAAATTAAGGATCGCGGGTATTATTGCTATGATGGTTATTTGTGGAAGAGCGGGAGTCATGTAATGGTTCCGGTACCTGAGGAGAAGGATTTCTTTTCTATAACGGGGATGAAATATGTTGAACCGAAAATGAGAGTGAGTTGATTATGGAAGAGCAGGAGAAAGTTTTGTGCCCGGAATGTCCAGGTGAATTGAAGATCAGTTATCCTGATGGGTTTTTGTTCAATAGAGTTGAAGCGGAATGTTCCAGGTGCGGGTTTAAGGATTCGGATGACGGGTATTCGAACGGAGAGGCTTTTAATGCACTTATAGAACGGTTAAATAACAGGCGTAAAAAGGTGTTTTATTATGATAAGAACTGATTGGATTCAGGAACTTGAGTGGCAGAAGCTTCTTCCAGGTGAGATGAAAGAGGTAGCTGAAATAATTGGTATCGAGAATACTTTGAAGCTTATGGAGAAGTTTGGAAAAACTCATGTGTATTTTACCGAGAAGCCGCTGCTGGAAATGAAGAGGTTATATATCGGGCTTCATCTGAATGATGAGGATGTGAGGGCGCAGGATCTGGCAAGGATGCTGAATATGTCTGAGCGGTATGTTTTTAATGTAATAGCGGAATTGAAGAAGGAAGTGGATCAGGCGCAATTGAATATCTTTGGGAAATAAAGTATTTTATAGAAGTAATTATAAAGGTACCTATTATGGGAGATATAAAACCGAGTAGCTTAACATTGCAAAAAGCAAATAGCGAGATCACTACTGCTATTTTACCTTGGATGAAAGTAAGAGGGCGCATTATGGAATTAGGCTCTAAGTCGATAAAACGTTCTTCTGAAGAAGCCAAACAGATTTTAGGCGGAAGGGTTCAAAAACTTAGCGATATTATTAAAGAATTGGAAGTTTCCATTGCTGAAGATATAAAGAAGAAATATGGGGTGGAGACTGAATATCTGGACTTTGAAAAAGAGGAGCATGATCAAATGAGAAAAAACTTAGATGATATTGACAAACATTTTAGTAAAGATTAAATCAATAGCGAGAATGTTGCGATGTTCGAGGGAAGCTGAGAGGCTTCCCTTTTTTGTTTTAAATAGTTGGGGAAAATTTGTCAACTTTTGTCAACTTGGGGGATTAGGGGGTGCGGCGCATGTAATCGGAGATGGCGAGTTTGATTTTGGTAATGTCTGAATTGTTGATTTTCAGGAAGGGACGGGCAGGAATAGTTATTGAATGAGCTTTGAAGGTCATGGCCTGTTTAATAACCCGCGCATTTCTTGCTTTCTCCCCCATCCTTTTGAACTTACCTTTTTTATTTCCTTTGGTAAATCTCATACGTTCGTAGATTTCACTGCGGGCGGCGATGTTGATTGTGCCTCCCATCTGGAGAATACGCGCGTAGATTTTATTGGTCCCCACCTGTGCAAAATCATTTCCATACTTCTGGGTTATGGATCCTATCAGTCCTGAAGCTCCATGCCGGTTCAATATTTTACCGGGCCAAAGATGTAAGCGGGTGCGTTCTTTTATTGTGGACTTTGCAAGCTGCTGCCATTTGGTATTGCGCGCACCTTCTGTCTTGAAATTTTCTTCTACTGCAAAATTGAGTATGCCTGCGATGGTACGCATTACAGGTTTTAAGTTTTTGGACTTTTCGGCGAGTGGTTTTAATGCATCATCTAATTCATGTATATCAATGGTGCTCATAATACCGGTAGAGGGATTGAAGATTTTTAGGCGGTTCTTTGGAGCCGTCATAGACTACGAATGATTGTATGATTTTACTATTCACAGGTTCAAGAAGTTTATTGATCATCCTAAAGGTTGAACCAGAATAGAAACTATCATCAACAAAAATAAAATTCTTTGAGTGAAGTTCCGAATGTTCTGCGATAATCAATATTGATACAATGTCGTTATTTCTGAGGCTGCCGGGTAATTTAAAAGGTTCGATAAAATAATTTTCTTTATACCATTTGGAAAAAGCTTCTCCGAATTTTCCAGAGCAAATTATATTATCGAAAGGATCGATAACTCTTTCCGGGTATATTTTATCAGTAAGCTGTTGGAATATATTTTCACAGGCAAGGCAATTATCGAGCTCGTCAAAGAATGCCTGTCCTCCGGTATGCTTTTCAATTAAATGTGAAACAAGATCCGGAAGGGAAAGCTGGGAGATGTTATTAGGTTCGAGTGTTATATTCATTGCGCTGTCTTGTTGTATTGTTTGACGAGTGAGGAATCGAATTTGGAAAGATCGGGAGTGAAGTTTTCTTTGCCGGGATTGTAAGCCCAGCCTGGTTCGGGCTGCATATCGATAATATCACCGGAGGCGATTTTGAGTCCGAGTTCTGTAACCTCAGATTTTGATAAAGCTCTTACTCGGCACTCACAACCAAAGCCATTTGGAGGATAATTAGTATCCCAAAAAGGATCATCAAAACGCAGAACCATTCCATTTAGTTTAGCATGGTAAGGACGTTTGTTGGGACGATCGACCTGCACCCACATCCAATAGGGGCGGTCATCTGCCTCTTCAATTTGTGTTTTGTAATGACCGGCGGACATGGAGGTACGAATGTTTGTGCGGTAGATGGTTTCGAGACGGCGCGGAGATCCGAGCTGAACAATTTTATCGGGATCGACTCCGGAGGCGGTATCATAACCGGGGACTTCACTTGCAGGAACTTTTCCCCACCAGCCCTGCTCTTTCAATAGGGGTTCGAGTTCACGTTTGAACTGATCGAATGTAATTCCATCAGTTAATGATTTAGTTACTTCATCACGGATGTCCTGAAGGATGTCGAGTTTCATTACCTTGGCAACGGTGAAAGCTTTGTTGTGCGCTGCTTCCCAGGTATCCTGCCAGTCCCATGAGAATTTAAAACCTTTGGCTTCCAGATATGCGATTGCTTTTTCCGGAGCGAGGTTAAAAAGGAATTGAAGTTCCGGCAATATGTCAGTTGGTATATCTGGCATTATTGATTAGGGTTTAAGCGGCCCTGGATTTCTGCAAAGAAAAAAACTTTTGTTAAGAGATCTTCAAGCTGAGAGGTTTTCATTTTAGGAAAAAGTTCAGCAAGCTTTTTTTCTACTTCTGAAAATTCAGCAGAGTCATTTATTAATTTGATAACAGGTTTTAGTGTCTGTTCAATTTGCGTCTGCATGAGTTTTTCGGGAATGGAATTCATGATTGCAGATATAAGTTCTGCTGCAGGATCTGTTTTGGAACCTTCGGCGAAAGCGGGAACGCCGAAAGAATCGAATGATTTTGGTTTGCGGGTTTTGGAAAATAAATCTTGAAAGAAATCCACAATGGCTGTTCCGAATATTGATTTAACCGCATTGGGTTTGCCGGACAAGGAGAGATATTTCTTTAAGTAATTAAAGTTGTCATAATCTGCATCTGTGAATTCCCGGAATGTAGGTGCGGGAGGAATGGGATTATTCGGGTCCGTTGGATTTGGATTGTTGGGATCTGCATTTGGATCTGCCGGAGGAATTATTGCATTGGGATCCGTACCGGGTTTAGGTGTAATGACTGGAGCAGGTATGGGCATATCTTCGAGATCTTCGTCTTTGAATCCATAGGTAGTCTGCAAATAAGATAATGTTAATTTTCTGCCGGATGGAGTTAAAACTTTTTCAACAAGGAGTGCGTCACGGTCAGCCTGGGCTTTGTCTACATCATCCTGACCATACAGGGAGAAGGTTGCGCGATCGGTAGAAGTAAAATTAAGATCGTAAATCCATTCAATCAAAGTATCGAATGCTTCCTGAATCATATTGCGATCTTTTAAGTGCTCGGCTGCGAGCATGTTCTCATGAACTTTTCCGGCGGCATAACTGCCACGATCACCGACTTGAGTAGTAAGTGTTTGAGTTAGAAATGCCATACTGATTTCTTCATTAGCACAATCTTTTAATCCTTTGTAAATATCAGCACTGGCACCTTTGGATGCGGATTCTTTAAGATCGACAGATGAATCATCAGGGATAACGGCGACTGCATCCTGAATCATATTGGAAAGTGTTGAGAGTAATTTGTTTGTATCCTCATTACTGGTTCCTCTCGGCTGCTTACCAATTGCCCAGGGCATGCCATATTTTTCAGCGAAGTAAAGCCAGAACTTCATACCACCATGTTTGAAGGTGATTGGCCAGAAGCATTTGCTTAGGAGAGGATCGCCATAGGGATTCTGATAAGTAGCGTTATGAGAAACGACAATGAATTTTTTATCAGGGACCGGTTCTCCAAATGTGGGATTGTTTTTTGTAAGGAAGCGAAGTTCACCCTCGACACCGAAGACAAACCACTCCTGCGGGCGTTCTACAAATTTTGCCGGCATCATAGTTTTGGGATCCCATACGGCTTCCATGATTGCGAAACCATAAGCGGGAGCATCCAGCATTTCTGAAATGCACTGGCGGATATGAAGGTTCTTAAAACAATCTTCAATTTTTTTAGCTTCACGGGATTTTGATTTTCCGCGGCTGATTTCCCAATCCATACTTTCGACACCGGATTTTCTTTGAGCGACTACGGAGGAAATTTTTGCATCGCTGTAGAGATCGCGGTAGACTGCAATATCCTGCCCGGTTTTTTTAAGTACGGGATCCGGATTGGGCAGGTAGCCGAACATGTTTGAAAAATACTGGAAGGAATTATCGCGCGTTCCAATTTCTTTGAAGAGCTGATCTTTAGGCATGGAGTCGAGCTCAGCAAAGGAGATAAACTTATTGGGAGAAATATAGATGCCATTTTGAGCCATTTTAAAGCCTTTTTTCAGTTTTGGGAGAAAAATCCAGATACAGGGCTGTTTTATAGGTGTTTTTGCCGTTTGGTACCCGTTTTAATTCGATTATCTGGCGGGAGTCCGTGGGATTATACGCCGAAATCAACGTGGGGCATTTGTGAGCGTTTGGGGGCAAAATCGGGAAAGTAAGAATATTCATACTTTGAGGATAAAAATAGGAAGCCAAAATAAACAAAATTATTATCAGGGTTTTGCGGGTAAGATTATTCATAGGTTTTCTTACCGATTAAAGTTATGAAGAGGAACTCGAAATAATAGTGAGATCCCGGTTCAGTGGAGAATGGATCCAGAGTAATGGCGAGTAATGAATAATTATGGAAGTGTCCATTCCATGGAAACACTATTGTACCCAGAGAGAATTCAAAAACAAAAAAGATAATATCGATGGCGAGTTCCAGGGGAATAAATTTTATCATTCATAACCCCTGGTCATTTTGGAAGATTGACGGCGACCTGCAGAAGCGACAATGAGAGGACCGGAATTTACATCATCACCGGTGACCATGAGAGCGCCAGCCCAGAAACGATCTGCGTGTCCGATTTCATTTCCATCTGCATCAGTTTCTTTATTAACCTTAAACCTGGTATTGCCGGAATCGGTAGTTTCTTTTTTAGGCATGTGAATATCCGCCGCGAGTACTTCATCATCCGGAACACGAAGGGTTTTATCTTCAAACTCAGCTTTGAAACGGTAAGCCATACTTTCCTTACTGGTATTTGAAAGTACAACAGCTTCGACACGTGAACCGAATTTATAAACAAGATCCTCAGCAAGATTTTCGCCGATTCCATTTTTATCGATACGATGGCGGCGTACACTTGGATGGCTGGTTAATATTATTAAGAGTTGTTTTTGTACCCAGAAAGGAACGCGGTATAATTCAAATATAAACCGGGTTACTTTTATGCCGAGAATTTTTTCTGCGAACCATGGGACAGTAAGATCTTTATGACGACCTATATCAGTGCCGATATAGGATTCTTCAAATTTTTGTGAGAGGTACCAGATTTCAAAATTCTTTAGAGCTTGATGAACCCACTTACTGCGTGGATCATCGGGACCGTAGATATAATGATCCGAATCCTGACCATCCCATTTAACCGGAATAATATCCTGAGTTAAAAGAATATTAGGCATCTGGACAGCATAGATAAGCGGATATGGAATAAAGGCGACATTATCATCTTCGGCTTTGCAGAGGAACTGCTGATTCCAAACGGATTCGTTTAAGCAATCCTTATGGATAGTATCAATCCATTCCTTGATTTGTTCCTGAGTAGCTTTTTCACCGGGCTGCAGCTTTCCCTGTCCCTGTAAAACTTTATCGAGCAGACCATCTTTAGTGGCCTCGTAAATATCTGTATGGTGATAACCCCAATTAGGATGTTTACCTTTTTTGCAAGCTTCTGTAAGCTGGAAGAATAGTCCTTTGCCATTTTGAGTAGAGATAACGCGGAGAGGATAACCCCATATAGTTGCGGGGAGAGCGCCTTCCCAAACTCCGAGCTGGTCTTTGTGGCGTGCAAGTTCATCAACAATCATGAAGCCCTGTTTGCCGTGAAATGCGTTAACATTACTTGCTAAAGCATTGACGCGGATAAATTCATTATTGCCGAGAGGGATACGGATTTCATACTTTAGATAGAAATCTTCTTCTTTATCATCAGGACCTATGAGAGGTTCAGAAATGAGTTCTGATACCAGGTTAAAGATCCGCGCCCACATTTCGCACGCGCGGATAAATTCTTCTGCAGCTTTTTTATCAGCTGAGGTGAACCAGATGTCGCGATCTTTCATTTTAGTTTCGAATGCCCAGAGGAGAGCTTCGAAGGCGACTGTCTGAGTACCACCGGTTCGTCTTGATTTATCACGGATGGAAATCTGGAACGGATCGTTAATCCATGCGAGCTGATAAGGGAGGAAGTAATCTATTTCTAAGTTTTGTTTAACCGCTGAGTGGTGTTTTTCCAGAATAGAGATTTCTTCCGGGGATAAAACTTTTTCCGGAGGTTTAGATTGTAGGATAGCAATATTTTTTTTATCTGCGATTTCAGAAACCTCAGATGTAATATTTATTTTGGGTGCTGCACCGGTACGAATTCTTTGTATTGCCTTGCTTAAATTGATGAGACTGCCCGGACGGGATTTTGCAGCTCGGGTTTTTTTACCGGATAATATTTTTTTCTTATCGATCATGCTTTATCGGGGATCTTTAAAATGTTGCGGATTGCTTTTGCAATATCTTCCGGAGGTTTACGTTTAACATCTTCGTCTTTTTCTTTTACGTTAAGTTCGATGCCGAGTTTCTGGCAGATCTTAATGGCTGTTTCAACATCTTTCAGGTTTTTACTATTGTGCTCGTTCTGATATTGTTGCAGAGCGGTATTGAGCATATCGATAGCGTTATCCTGAATGTTGAGATTAGTTTCCTTGCGGGATTTAGCTTCTGCATCCCATTTGTGCTCGGTCTTCCAGTTGAAAAGAGTTTTACGGGAGACGTTATCCTTAAGAATATTTACAATTGCATCGAGGGATAATCCCTGATCGATATACAAACGCTTTGCATCTTCATAATAGATGCGTGTTTTCATACTCATGATTCGTCATCCTCTATACCAAGATCCTTTTTCATCTTGGTGATCAATGCTTTTATTTTTTTGGCTTTCTGCCAGATGGAATGAAGTTCTTTCATATCCTGAAGAGTGCCTTCAAGCGGAAGTTCTAAAAAATCGACATAAACATTGAGCGATTCTCGAACGTTGATAATAAGGTTATCGGCTATGATTGTTAGTTCGCGCAGCTGACGTTCATTATCGGCTAATTTGGATTTGAGTACTGCAAGTTCGTTTGACATTAGGCATTCATCCTTTCAATTATTTTTTTTCAATTAATCTATTGTTGCTCTGAATATTTAATTCAAGCCGACCCAGGATGCCCGCAATCAATTCTTTATACTTGGTATCTCCTTTAACAAGATCAAAAAGCTGCTTAATAAGGTTAGAATTTTCGGTAGCGAGGAGAGCATAGCGATTGTTGGCTTCTTCCTGCTGCTTACTACTTTGTTTAAATGTATAAAACCAAATGACCAGGATAGCAATGGAGATAATTCCCTGTCCGACAAGATCCAGGACCTTTGGGTTTAGTGTTTCCTGGGCAATGAGGTATTGAACTTGTGTTAAGACTTCGTACATGGGGTTTGCCTGTAAAATAAAAAGTTACTTTGCAAACAAAGTTATAAGATAGATCACAGGGGTTAAACTGCACCGTGCAGTTGAAGAGGGAGAGGTAGTGTAATAATTTTCCGACATCGAAAAATTAAATAATTAAAAATTAAAAACAAATGACGCAGATTAAATCATATCCTAAGTGGGGTTTATTCAGGAAAGGGATTCACATATCACAGAACGGTCAAACCTTTGTTGCTGATGATGCAAAAATAAATAGCATTGTAAGTGCCACACAGAAATTTCCTTATCAGAATAATGAAATACCTGTTGTTGTTGGGCATCCGAAGAGCGATAGTCCTAAATGGGGATCGTTCCTTAAAGATAAAATTGAACGCCTGGGTGATGAAATTTTAGGACTTCCAAATTACCTGGTTCCGGAGTTTGAGGAAAGCCTGAAGAAAAAAATGTATGATACAGTTTCAATCGCCCTCAGAGGTGATGACTCCATCAGGCATATAGCTTTACTTGGCGGCGCACCTCCAGCTGTAACGGGATTATCTCCGGTTTATTTTGGTGAAGCTGATTTAGTTATTGCATTTGCGGAGTTTAATGAATTGGAATTATCAAAATGGTGGTTCCAGGGATTGACACAATTATTAAGGGGAATAAAAAATTATCTAATTGAAGAGAAGGGGCAGGAGAAAGCCGATCTAATATTACCTGAAAGCCAAATGATTGACCTGGATAATCCCCCTGCGATATTTGGCAATATGGGGACAGCAATGAATAATAGTTTTACTGAAAATAAAAATAAGGATATTAATATGACCCAGGAACAGATAGATGCGTTGAAAACCGAGAATGAACTTCTTAAGGCTAATGAATTAAAAGCGGTCAATGAGAAAAAACAATTGGCTTACGTTGCTTTCTGCGAAAGCGATGACATGAAAAAGAAAATCACTCCGAAAATAAAACCTGTTGTTCTTTCTATGATGGCAAAGGTTGAAGAGAGCGGAGAGATCTGTTTTTCTGAAGCTGACGGCGTTGAGAAGAAAGTTTCTGCCATAGATGAGTTTAAGAATTTATTAAAGATGCTTCCGGATGCTGTTGAGTTTAATGAAATCGCGACCAGGCATAATGCAGAAGAAACTAAGACCGGGGTTACTGCGGAAGTGAAGACAGGCCATGATATAGCTGACCTGGTAAACAAGAAAGGAAAATAAAAGCCTGGCCCGAGTATGTGGCAAGATGGCTGTTCTAAACCGGTCAAGCAAGCGTGACCGGTTCATTTTAATTGAAAATTTTTGGCGCTTATTACTAAATAATTATTTAATGGAGTTGAAATGGATCAGAAAGGAATAGTTCAGATTGATGGCGCAGACGTTGTGTTATTCTGCGGCGAACCATCGGAATTTACATTACCCATAACTGTTGTAGCAGGATCCGGTAATCTTATAGTTGGTACGGTGCTGGGAAGAATAACTGCATCGCACAAATATGCTCCTTATGTTGACGGACATGCAGACGGGACAGAAGTTGCGCGTGTTATTCTTTCGGAAGCAATTGATGCAACTGTGAATGATGTTAATACATCGGCATATGTTGATGCAGTATTTAACAGAGCTGCTCTCACCGGCATTGATTTAGCGGGTGAAGAAGATTTACAGGACCGCGGAATATTTGTTAAAGATTTAGCCTGAGTTAATTAGGCTCCGAAGCGGCTGCCGGGTCGCCTTTATACCGGCAGTTGCTATTTTGATAAAGGCAAGCAATGGATTTGAAATTATTTTTTAATTAAAGAAGGAACGGCAATGCCACCTACCATAACACCTTTCGGTTATATCTCTCTTAGTGAGAGTGTTAATAAGATTATCACGCCTAATACATTTGTACGTGATACACTTTTTTCAAAAAGAACAATTACACATGCAACCAAGGTAATTCAGGTTGATGTGGTTATCGGTGGAAGGAAACTACTTCCATTTGTAAAACGCGGAGATCCTGCCAAAGTCATGGAACATGTCGGCAAATCAACTCAGTTAGTTGAACCGCCATCAATCAGAGCAAAAAAATTCTTCACTCCGGATGATCTTTTGTTTAACCGCGCTTCCGGACAATCTGTTTATGTAATAGGCGGAACCGGTGATAATGCAATTCAATCAGCCCGGATGGAAAAAATCGGTCTTGAACAAAAAGAAATCAAAATGCGTCAGGACAGAACTGAAGAGTTCATGTCTTGCCAATCCATAGCTAATGGAAAGTTTACTTACCAGGCTTCAGATCTTGAATTTGAAATTGATTTCTTAACCCCTGGTGCAAACCTGCCTGTTCTTAATGGGGGAAATAAATGGAGTGCTAAAGGTACATGCACGCCAATTGATGATGTTGCGGCCTGGAAAAAACTTATTAAGAAAGCCTGCGGTTTAATTCCTACCAGGGCGATCATGACATCTGACATCTGGACTCTATTCCAGGCTTCCCAACAGGTTCAGGATTATTTAAATAAATGGAACATCAAGATTGGCGAAATCAATACCGAAGCTAATATCATATTGATGGGCGCTGAGAAGAAAGCAAGAATCGATAATGTCGACTATTATGTTTATGATGAATATTATGACAGTGGAGCCGGTATTTTAAGCATGATTCCTGTAACTAACTTCATTCTTGTTTCCGATGCAGCCGATTACCGTTTGAACTACGGCGCTATTGAAGATCTGGAAGCCGGTTCCGTTATCGGAAAATATTTTTCAAAGGACTGGTTGGAGAAAGATCCTTCCGGATTGAATATGTTAGTTGAAAGCCATCCGCTGCCAACGATACATCAACCGGACTCAATAGTTTCTGCGAAAGTAATTTAGTTCATTTTAATTTTTTACGATTCCCTCCCCTGCCGGGAGGGAATTTGAATGGCAAGTTTTTGTATTGATAGTTTTTTATTTAATCATTTTTTCAGGGAACAGGTTATGACAAAATTTATTGGCTTTTTAATGATTGTAATGATGTTCGCAGTTATGGGTCAGCAGCTGGAGGCTCAGACTACAAAATTAACTGAGAACGGACCGTTGAATATTTCTGATCCAACAGCTTTAACTTTTCCGTATACGGGGACTATCCATCTTAACGATACAACTTATACGTGGGGGTTTGAGACGTTCAGGCTGGATCCTGTGTTTGACTGGAGCCATTATGTTACCTATACAAATGACTCTACGAAGATAACGTATAAGCTGCAGGGATATTATAATTATACCGCTCAATGGATAACGCTCAAAACTTTATGCGTGGATTCAGCACGGAATACTTATTACGTATTGCGGGATACTTTGCAATATAACCCGGATAGTTTGAGATTAAAGATATATGGGACTCCAATTGCGTCCGGAGGTACAATTGCCAATGGCAAGCTGACTACAGTGAAGGGTGTTCTGAAGTTTAAGCCGAAAAAGAATTAGCGGAGTTAAACTATGAAGGCTTATTTAATATCAACTATTACGCTGATCTTGCTGCTGATGCTGAACATGTATTTGACTGTGAAGAATTTTCCGGAAAATAACACCGGGACAAAAAAGGAAATGCAGCAGAACCAGGACCAGGGACAGACTCATTCTGTTATTGCGTTTGAAAAAGATGCCATTGCAGGAGGTGCTCAGTTTATCGGGTCTAATGCCGGTATAATTAGCCGGGAGAATTCAGCGCTGCATAAACGAAACATCACGCAGAAGTTTGACAATTTATTTTTCAAGCCTTTCGGGAATACTGAACTGGCTTGTGACCAGATTTCATTTGTAGAAAATAAATACATCTTTTGGGACGCGAAGCCGGGAGGTCTTTAAAACCTCTCCAGAAGTTTCATTACACTTTAAAAGTAATGGCACAAGTAATTAGCAAATGAAATAAAGTTCTTATTAATGTTGAAAATAGAGAGAGGCGTGGAAGCGTGAGGCGGGCGGTTCTTTAAATGTTTTTCAGGCTGCCGGTTTGAAGTTTCACGTCTCTTTAATTTAGGATTACATCGCGGGGTGGAGAAATTGGTATCTCGCTGGGCTCATAACCCGGAGGCTACAGGTTCAAGTCCTGTTCCCGCTACTAAAATTTAGAGGAAGATTTTGTACTGCAGTTTGAGTGATATTGAAGAGAAGTTGGATCCGGATAAGGTCATTGAATTAACTAATGATGCTAACCGGGCGATTGCCGACATCGATTTGACGGATGAGGATGATGCTTGTCTTGTTATTGTGAACTCATGCATTAAAGCTGCAGAGACGGAAATCAATACTGAACTTGGCGCGCGTTATATGGTTCCTTTTTCTGCGGTGCCTGATCAGATTGTTATCTGGTGTACGGAGATTGCCATCTATCAGCTCTTCCTGAGAAGGAGAAGGCAGTTGATGGATGAGACGGTTCTTGCACAATATAAGCTTGTTAAGACTGCCATGAAGAGGCTTGCTGACGGTTATGGAGAACTGATAGGAGCTGTGGCGATACAGAATGAAGCAGGAAGCGGAAATATCCAGGGGAATAAAAAAGCTATTGATAAAATATTTACTAAAAAAATGACGGATCAGTTTTAGGATCATGGAAGATAAATTAAAAGATACCGGGTTTGTTGGAGATCTTGAATGGATATTTAACCAGGAAGGATCCGGAACGAGGTTTTATAAATCGAGCGTTTACTTTCCTGATAATATTTTGAATCCCACAACCAACAGCGGAATTACTATCGACCCCGGAGTTGATATTGGAAACTGCGACAGAGCGACCGCTTTGGCTGTAATGAGTTTTTATCAAAATGAAGAATTATTGTCTTCCTCATTAAAAAGTTTATTGATAACTGCAATTGGAAAGAAAGGGAAATCTGCAGCTACATGGATGGCTGAGCATAGAAAATTTTTCAAGAATGTTTTTAATGTCCCGATTCATTTAGCAATCCAGGTATTGCAATATTATTCCGCTCCGGGTTATTGGGAGCCTCTTCAAGAGGTAATGCCTGATCTGTTGACGATAAGCAATCCATCGCTTAAGAAGGCTGTGCATACATCTTTGCTGAGTATGGCTTATAACCGGGGATGTGCTAAAACTATTGCGCTTGCAAGAAATGCGATTACCAGGCATGACTTTAGTTTGCTGGCAGATGAGATCCTGACGGTGAAAAGCTGCAATGCGGGTTTGAACGACAGAAGAAAAGATGAAAGTCTTCTAATTAAATCTGCTTTAACCCTTGGGAACAGATTCCAGATAATAATTAATAGTGATATCAATCCCATGCCTCTTACCACAATTACAGTGGGAGATACCGAGGATTATTTATTAACTCATTTACCTGAGGTGATGGTATGAGACAATCATTATCAAAATTATTTGTATGGCTAGGTAAAGCTCAGAGTGAAGATAATGAACATCCTTCCTCAATGAGAATGAATATTACTAATCTTTCTTTCCAATGGGTTAGTGTTATTTCAATAGTGACTATATGGACTGCTTATAAACATCCGGAATATATACTTGCCCTGGCCGGACTGTTAATTGGCGGGATATTGGGAGCGTTGGGCGTTAAGGCTTATCAGAAGGGAAAAGAACAGGACGTTCCGTCTCCGGAGGTGAAACAATAATGCTGAAGAAATATTCACTGGCAGGGATACTTGGAATTTTAGCTCTTCACCTGTTTGGAATAATAGGCGCATGGATAGGACGCGGCGAATGGGATAAGAGTAAGATGGCAACTGTTAATACTTCCTCAAAGGTATCATATCATAGCGTGGTGTTGAAGCAGGGTAAACCGGACACAAGTTTTGCGTCTGTTTCTGTTCAGATAAAAGAACGGATCAGACATGGTGAAGCAGGATTTGAAAATAGTCCTGGTGTAGATAATTCGGAACCTGGGAACCCGATGGTTATGGATCAGGGAACAGGGAATTCAGGAACGATGGATCAGGTAACTGCCGGAAGATCGGGGTTTACGAGGATCCACAAGGAAGTGACTGAAACGGATGGAACGATTTCTTTAGATCTGAAAACTTATCCGGGTGTTGATTCTGTTGATATAGCCGCGACATACCAGGGGAAGCAAAGGGAGATTAAGCAGACGGATACTTTGGAGAAAAAAGATTCCAGCAATACTGATACGCGCGAAGTTTTTACTATTGAACCGGCGAGCATATGGAAGCTAAACTTTGGGACATCGCAATTTTATGGTGACGGATTCATATTGAATAAATATATAGATCTGAATTATTCGAAAAAGATATGGTTCTTTTATCTTACTGCCGGCGGCGGAGTGATGAATGAATTTGGAGCCGGGTTAAAGGACTTAAAGCTGCATACTAAAATTGAAATAGGAATATCGCTATGAGTTTTTTGCAGATATGCGGAGTTCTTTTTTTAGTTGAAGCCGGGGTGGCCGTTGCTCTTGTTTGTGTTAGAATAGGCTTCTGGATACATTTTAAGTTTTGGGGATGCGACTGATGGCTTATACAGAACCATTAAATATTAAAGGTGCAAAGGATCTTGTTAAGACTACTCTTGAAGCCGCGATCCTGAAGCTTGAGAACCCGGAGGATGTTGTTAAAGTTGAGTATCCGCTATCGGTAGAGGAATATAAGCTTAATCAACCGAAGGGCGCATTACTAGTTTTTTACAAAGGCGGAGAATATAAGGATACCAAGTTAGAAAATGCAATTCACCAGGACAGGAATATGCATATCGGGGTAATGGCGGTGATAAAGAAGAAGCAGAGCGGTATGGATCCCGAAGATTATATCGATTTCTGCAGGACCGCATTGACCGGATTGGAAATAGCAGTAACCAGGGGAGATAATAAATCATTTCCGATAGCGGATGAATGGATAAAGGAAGAAGGCGGGGAATGGTGGTATATAATAACTGTTGTAATACCAACTTTAAACATTGAACAAGAAATTTTAGATAATCAATAAGAGGAAATTATCATGAGTGCTGTAGGAATAAAACAAATTTTACTATGCGATATAGGTCATTTAAGAAATGCTCCCCGATATTGCGTTGCAATGGGGATGGGAGATGCGGCAACATTTGATCGCACCGAAGTTCCGGTTAAAGGGAATAATGATGAGGATTTTGAAGGGACGGTTAATCATAAACATTCTTTCAAAACCTTTCAGTTCGGCGCAGCTGACTTGGCTTATCTTTTATATTACTGCAAGATAGGGGGGGCAGACCTTGAGGCAGTAGGTCAGAAGATTAGTAATGGCATTTATACCGGGGTTTATGATTATACCGGTGCTAACCCGATGGGGGTTGAATTTGAATTGCTCCAGTCATCCAAGGAAAGGTCCATACTGATAACTGCTGAAGCTGCATTTGAAACAACAACGGACCGCAATATAATGCAAAACGCTAATTCTATTGTGCCGATTGATTTAAATGCACTGGGATTAGGGCATAGAGGGGTCCAGCCCGGGAAATATGTGGCACCATCTATCTCAACGCTTTATAATCCGCAGGGAACAGCCTTATGCAATGGTTATCAAATAATTGACAGAGTATATTCAATCAAATGCGATGCTGTAAAAAAAGAATTTAACCGCAGCCAGGTAAACTGGTTGATTTTTAATTTTGTACTTACAATCGACAAAGTGAATGCATGGGAATTGGTTGAATATCTTACCAGGGACCGTAATGCTTCTTTAAGACTGGATGAGAATGCGGGCAACGGTTCTTTCTCATATATCTTCGATTCAAATTTATTCTGGAGAAAAACGGAACTGAATATTTCAAAAACAGTAGGTAATATAAAATTAACATTTAACCGCAAAATATCTGTTGGGGATATAGCGATAGATATTATTAACAATACTTTTACTGTATCGGGACAGGTTTAAAATATTTTAGAATTTAAAAAATTTAAGGAAAATTAAGATGGCCGTAAAAGTAGTTAATATAAATGTTGATGCCAGCATATATAATACGATCGATATAGCTGATGTTGATGCAGCATATGGGAATTTATTATTCCAAGCCCTTAGTGATGGTGCTAATGTTTTTAATAAGAGCACGGCATCGTCGGATGGAGTTATAGTTACAGGCTTAACAAAGTATACTGTTTTTATTCCAATTCAAGATGCTCAATTACTTCGGGGTGTATCCTGCAATTATATATTGTATAGAATTGTTATGACTGCGCCAGACGGAATAAATGCTTCTTTAAGAACATTGCAAGAAGTGGCTCACGGAACTATGACGGTTTCGAATCTCATAGGAGAAATTTCCACAGAAATTAACTATACTAATTCCGACGGGCAGAAATTTATTACTCAGAATTATACAGCTTTACCAACTGATGATACTATTTTTGTTACAGCTGCTGCCGAGGAGACTATTACTCTGCCGGATAATACGTTAATGGTAGGAAAAAGAATTCGTATAAAAAGACTCAGCGCCAGTGTAGCGAATGTTGTGATTGAAAATCATGCTGGGGATACGATTACTACTTTAGTGGAAGGTATTCTAGATAATGTGGAGGTGGAGGCAACACCCGATGCATGGGAAATATTCAATTAATAAAAGATAATAACACAATATATCATTGGAGCGAAACAACATGGATATAAGAAAGGTATTTTTAGTAATATTATTATTCTCGGGAATAATTTTCGGGCAAAGAGAAATCTTTACCACCAGCAGGATATGGGTGTCACAAGACACTGTGACTTCAACTACTATCGATTGGAGTTTGGGGAACGCCTTTACTAAGGGAATAACAACCGGTGCGGTCTCAATAAGTTTTACCAATACAGTTAATGGTCAACAAATTACAGTAGCTATTTATAATTCGAGTACAGCAACACTATCCTGGACTTGCTCTGGGGCAACAATATATTGGCCTGATAGAACCGTTCCAACTCAAACCACGGGTGGTAAGACTGATGTCTATAGCTTTGTAAGAGTTGGCAACAAAATATATGGTACTGTTATACAGAATTTTTAAGGAATAATATGAAAAAAATAATTTTATTAATATGGTTTATTATCAGCTCAATATTGACGCAGGCGCAGTTCAATAATTTTGCTTTTATACAATCAAATATTTCACCCCCGACTTACAATGTTTGGTATGTTGATGGAGATGCAACAGGTAACGGAAATGGTTTGAGTTGGACTAATGCTTCAACTACTGTTGCAGGTTTACCATGGAGTTCCATTAATGGAGGTGATATAGTATATGTTTCTGGTGGATCTGATTCAACTGTTTACCCGAAAGATGGGGTTACAGGAAAAGTTGTTACTAGTGGAATTATCACTATCACTCATGGCACAGATGCAGGACATAATGGAAGGGTGATTTTTGCACAATCAGGGATACCCACAGGAAGTAAAAGCTCATTTGAATTATCAGCTTGTCAGAATATTAAACTTTATGGTTTAACCTTTAAGACAGCCGTTACTGCTGCTTATGGTGAAGCTATCCTTAAAATTACTGGATGTACAAATTGCATAATAGATCACGATACTATTTATAATAATTTATATGGACATGGTTATAATGACGGAGGAAATGGATTTGGTATTTATATGAATGGTTCGAGCGGCCATCCAAGTAAGAAGATTACAATAACAAATAATTATATAGAGTGTTTCACCAATAATACTTTAGCAAGAGCAGATGATGGTAGAGACCCGATTTGGACAGGGAGCAACTATGGTGGACATACTATTATGAATAATAGTATAATTAGCCATGATGCATATACAACTAATTCCCATCCCGATTTAATTCAAATGACCAACGAAGGGTCAGATAGTAATTTCGTATTTACAGTTGCAAATAATTTCATGATGATGAAGGCAGATTCTTCATCAAACGGCCAATGTTTTTATTCTACAGTTACACTGGATAACAGATTTGAAATTTATAATAATATAATGGTTAACTCTGCTAATCCGAGTACAGGTATAACAATACAATATATATATGGTGGTGGTGGAAGTCCACATCATACTGCAAGAATTTATAATAATACGATTATAACTAAGGGTATATTTTTAGCAATGTATGATACAGATACCTTGATGATAAAAAATAATATTTTAATAAATGCAAGTAACAGTTCCAGTCAGATTTGTATTGGTTTAGACTCACTTTCTTTCAGTGAAACACCTGTTCTTCAAGTGGATTATAACCATTATTGGAGATGGATGGGTACAAACAGTCATTTTATTAGTGCAAGATCCGGTGGTGGTACATATTATTCAGCATTCACAGACTGGAAAGCATCGAACGGGGGGATATATGATCAGCATAGTGATACTGGCTCGGTAAGTTTTGTTAATCTTTGGGGAACTAACGCTATGGATTATAAACTGACAATAGGTTCAATGGGTATAGATCAAGGAACAAATCTATCTTCAATATTTACCAACACCTATGATGGAATTACAAGATCGGGCACGTGGGACATGGGTGCATTTGAGTTTCCCTAATAAGTAAAGGAATAATCAACTTTAAATCAGAGAAAATTTATGAAATTATTTAATGGAACGGGAATTATAGGACTGGGCTTGTTGATGCTGGCGCTGATGGTGTTTGCTTTTGGCGGGAGTGCGAGGGGGGCGACTGCACCGGGGGACAGCGTGTTTACTCCGCTGATGGATTACAGGGGGTTTGCTGATGAAGCCAGAACTCCAGGCGGGACCGAACATGCAAAGATGGTTTATATAACCAATCCTCAGGATATAGGTTCCGGAGGATCCGGAGGGGATGCTTCAAATGCTCATCTCGATTCTATTAAGGCTCAGGTAAACAGATTAATCCCTTACTTAACAAATATTAAATCTGGACTGGATAGTCTTTGGTCAATTTCGGAATCAAATAACATTACAACTGCTTTAATAGATTCAGTTAATCATACTAATGATAGTTTGTTAACCACTTATACTAATTGGGTGCAATGGAGTTTCTCGGCAGATTCATCCTATGAAGTTGATTTCAATAAAAATTTTACTAATCCAAAAACATTTACCGCAGGTACAGCATATACAACGAAACCATTACCCATTAGTGGGCATGATAAATTATATATGAGAAAGAAAAGTACTTCCGCAGGATATATGCATAGGAATCTTGTTTCGGAAGGAAAATAATAATGAAGAAGAATTTAATATTCATATTATTTCTAACACCTATTTTGTGTTTTGGGCAAATAGTTACAGGTCAAACCCTTGGAAGTAAAAATGGAATATCAACACCTTCAAAAATATTGGGTAAAAATGGAATATTTATTCCCACAAGAAAGCAAAGCATTTCAGTTGTTGTCCCAACGGTAACAACTATTACCAAATCAGTTATTGATTTTACATCTGAAGGTGCGGGGGGCAATGTTACTTCTGATGGTGGTGCTACTGTAACAGCAAGAGGTGTTTGTTGGGGAACTTCTGCTAATCCAACTGTTTCGGGTTCTCATACAACCAATGGAACTGGTACAGGAATTTTCACAAGTACAGTGACTGGGTTAGATACCACAAGTACATGGCACTTTAGAGCTTATGCAACGAATAGTGCGGGTACAGGTTATGGTGGTGATTCTACTTTTCAAATAAGAACTAATACGCTTTTATATCATGCTTGGTTAAAGAATAGTGGTGGTAACATAATTGCCGATAACTTTATACCTGATAGACAAACAACCAATACTTTAGGTCAAGGTGTTAGCTGGAATTGTTCAGATGGTGTGTTGACGTCAGGTTGGATGGGGCATTATAACAATGAATTACAAGATGGTAGTTGGGCAATATCAGTCAATCCTAATGGTGACGATGTAATGTTTACGGATGCAACTGGAGGCGAAGGTGGTAGCGGAATAGTTGGTTACGATAGTGGGTATTATATTAATGATTTATATACTATTGCCACATTATGCAATAATGATGGTGACGTTGGTTGTTACATACAGGATGGTGATGGCGTGTCAACCTTTCTTCAGGTATTTATTACTCATAAAATACCATATAACCCATGAAAATGAGAGTAACTAAAATATTGAATAACTCATATGCATAATAGTGAAAAGTTTAAGTTCCTGGATAAGGACGGTAATGAGAAAGAATTTGAATCGGTTCCTTATTCTTTTGACCTGGAAGATAATGTTCTGGTGAACCGGTTTGGAAAAGATACGTTAGAGGAGTTTGTAAGAACCCATATTCTAAATTTTAAGATAACGGCTGATCATATTAAAGAGGATTTTCCAAGGCTTCTGGTGGGTGATCTGAGTATTATAAATTTCCGCAAACAGGAAGGACAATATTATGACGAGATGCGGAAGGTATACTATTTTTTTTTGGAATTCGATTCCAATGCACAGTTGAGGTTATCGAAACAATTAGCCGAAACCATTGCTTCGAATTTAGAGACACTGAAAACGACTTTAGATGGAATATCGAAGACTATCTCCATTCCGGTGAGCGGAAAGAATATTATAAACAGTTAATTACTGATAATAATCCCCAGGTGCTGAAGTTCGTTAATGCTAATTTCTGCGAATGTGAGTTCACAAAATTTACTGCGAGAAAACTTACGAATACCATTTCACAAATCGAATATAATAACCACGTGATTGAAAAAATGAAAAGAGAAAACAATGGCTGATTCCGGCAATGATATAATCCTTAAACTGACTTTAGACTCAATGGAGTTTCAGGCTAAGTTAGGCATTGCGAATGAAGCAATAAACAAATCACGAGGTGAAGTTGCGGGAGTGGGGGGCAAGCTTGCTGAATGGGGAATGATAATGACCGGCTTCAATCAGACCATCCAAATGACTCAGCAGATAGTAAATGCTTTTAAGGCAGACATAATGGCCGGTACACAGGAACTGGTTTTGAAATCTAATTTCAAAGGCTCCGCAGAGGATATGGAGCTCTTCAAGAAAGCTGTTGCGGGTACTGTTACAGAGGGCGGACTTATAAAGTTATCCAACTATGCTTCTGATCTAGGGATAAATATTAAACAGCAGCCAATTCTTTTTAATCTAGCAAAACAAGCGTCTGATAAATATGGAACTTCAACGGAAGAGGGTTTTAATAAAATTATCTTAGCTTCTGAAGGATCTACCAGGGCGATTAAGAGTTTGGGTATTGAGAATAAGCTTTACCTGCAGATAGTTGCCGATATGGCAGAGGCTCACGGCGGGAAAATGGCTGATCTGGATGCGGAGACACAAAAGCAGATCAGGCTGGATGCAATCCTGCAAGCCTCCAAGTTGACAATGAATGATGTTATCAATCAGAGACAAAATGATCATGATAAAATTGTGTCTGAGGGAATTGCCATTGAGGAGGAGAAGGAAAAGTTCGGAGCATTCATTGCAAGCGCTCTAATGCCTCTAATAACCGGTCTAAGAGAGGCTGGCGCAGTGGGTGATGGTTTGATAGGGACAATATCTGTTTCCAGTTCTACGATTATGGCTCTTCTTCCCATCCTGCTGCAATACAGGACTTACCAGGCATTAGCCAAAACAGAAACGGTTGCAGCAACGGTTGCAGTGGAAGGAGAGAATGCAGCTTTTGCTTTAAGCGGGGCAGCTATATTGGGTGTTGTTGGTGTGCTTGCTGTTTTGGTATTGGCTTATGCAGGCCTGGAAAATGCAATGGAAGCAGTTCATAAAAGGATGCTTGACAGCACCTTTAAGAACTGGGTTGATGATATGGCCATTGAAATCGATAAGATGGATAAGAAAACTGCGGAATGGACCGCAGAGGATAATAAACGCCAAAAAGAACTGAACGATGCAAAAATTAAAAGTTATACGGAACAATTACCCGGAACGCAATCTCAGAATATTGACCAGGAAGGAAATCCGACTGATAAGGCAGATACGGATGCCAGTAAAACTTTAAGAGATAATATTGCCTCACTTGAATTGCAGAACAAAAAATTAGTTGAAGCGAATAAGCTGATCGGAAATAAATTAAATCCAGTTGTTGTTACTCCGCCCACTCCTCCGGACGATGCTGAAGAAAAAACCTATGAGCAAAAGGTTAAGGATTATCTGGATTATTATGAGGCGCTTGCAACGTATGATAAAAAATATCAACAGCAATACCTGGATTACTTAGATGAGCAGAAAACCTATTATACCCAGACTCTCCTGAAGAAGAGGGGAAGTATGGATGAATATTCCAATGAAGAATTGGCAATGATGAACGATGTTAACAAGAGAATTCAGAAACCTTTAGAAGATAGGAAAAAAGTAGAGGAGGAAGCGCAGAAATCTCTTAATGAATCTAAAGCTAATCTGATGAAAGAGGGTTATGAAAAGGAATCGCAGGTAGTTGACGACTGGTTAGCCGAACAAATGGAGAAGGAAGTGGACGGGGTTAATCTTTATAAGACCGATGCAAATTATAGAGCGATTATCGATCAGGAATATGAGAATAAAAAGGGAGCCATATTTGATAAGGAACTGAAGAGAGAGCATGATGCAGAAATAGAAACTGCTAAAAAAGTTGCACAGGCAAAGATTGATGCTATGCCGGAGGGAAGTGAAAAAGAGAAAGCCACAATTGATAATACATTTACTGAAGATAAATCGGTAACGGTTGGTGATAAAAATTTATATGCAACGGATGCTGGATACAAGTTAGCTATTGATGAGAAGTATTATAATGCCCGGCTTGCGCTGGCTAAGAAATCATTAGTTGAAAATAATGCTGTGAACGGCGCCATGCTAGCGGGCTATGATTCTTTTATGGGAAACGTTTTACGCACGGATATGAACGGAGCGGATAAGAGGAAAGCGATTCTGGACAGTGTTAAAGATTATTTGTGGCAAAAACTGACTGAAGAGCTAAAGGATATAATTATAACTAAAGGGGCGGAACTTACTATTCATACTACCACTGAAACAGCAAAATCAGCAGTTACCGCAACCGGCGTTGCCAGTAGAATAGCTCTTTTGGGAATGGAGATTGTAAAAACTTTAGCTTCCGCAGCGGCTTCTATGGTTTCTGTTGTTGCAAGCATATTTGAATGGGAAATTGGTACATTCGGTCCCTTTGCACTTCTTACCATACCTGCAAGTATTGCTGCTATAGTTGGGGTATATGATGTTGCTAAAAAAGCTTTTGGATTTGACCAGGGAGGATTATTTAAGAAAGGTCAAAGGGGTTTTATTGAGGGTAATAGAGATGAGATAATAGCTCCGGAAAAAACGTTTATTGATGTTGTTAATCAGACTATCATTCCAAAGGTTATAGGGGAGAATCCGATGCCGGTGATGAGTTTGCTAAACCAGGGAAGGGATATGATGGCAAGTTCGATAATGCAGGCGAGAAGTGCGGCAAACAGACAGGCAGATGTTTCTCAATCAGGAGGAGGGGCAAATGTTCAACTAATATTTGATAAGATGTCTTCCGATTTTTCGAGCAAATTAGACGAGGTCATAAAAGCTTTTATCGATAAACAATGGACAATATCCGGGACGAAATTAATAACGGTACAGAATAATACTAAATTAGTTTTAAATGATCTGAGATTTTAATGTCAACAAATTTAATTATGATAGAGGGCTATTTTCCTGCAGGCAAGATTGGAATAATGCTTGATATTTATGATTCTGCATATCCAGACGATACGTTATATCCTAAACTCATTGAGATGGGTGGCTGGGAGATAGGGCTTCAGGGTGAGAATAACGATCTGTTCCAATACCCCGCCGGCTTTACTTTAAGTTTTATGTGCAACGTTTCCATTGACAGGTTTTTTGCTCTTGCCACTGAATTACAAACCAAAGAAAAAATTACTGTTGATGTTAGAAAAAACCTTATTAATATTTTCTATGGTTATATATATAACACTGAAAAGAGCATGACAATCGATTACAGGCATCAGATTATAAGCGTGAAGATTGTGGACCGGTTTGTCGAATTCAAAAATTATGATCCAAGAACAAATCCTTTCGGATATACTACCAGTGATTTTGTTTTGATAAATGATTTCATACTTGATTTATTTAATAGGACTAATGACTTAAATCATATAAATACGATTGTTAATTTATGCCCATATGAGGCGCAGATACATGGGGATACTATCTATTATGGAGTTCAATACTGGGGGATTTGTTATGCCCGTTACTTTGGTGCGGATTCTATATATCAAGATTTATTGGAAGTTCTACAGGCTTTATTGAATTCGATTGGCTGCAAGGGTTATATCGGTTTTGATAATAAGTTTTACATAGTTCCCAGGAATTATAGCAAAGATTTGATCCCAAAAACTTTGCCCGAAGGATCTTTTTCAGATAAGATCGAGGTTGATATAATAAGAAGAATGAAGGGGATTCAGATGTTCCTTTATACAGGTACGATTGGCGAATATAATGAGGCTGATTTGGGCCTGGTTGAGAAGGATGGAACGGGCGCTTTAAAATATCCTGATCTGGTTGAATTCATAAGAATGGATCAGCCGGTTGGAACTATTCCTGACGGCCGTACTGTTTCTAATTTATTCTTAAAATTAGAGGGGGAATGGTACTACACCGAACCCAACCATGTAAGAAGAAAATTAGCAGGCGGAACTTATAGTGCTGATACCGCCTTATGGCAGTTAACAGGGAATGATGCATGGGCTTTAATCCAGAATGACCGTCCGCTTTTGAAGTTTAATTTTTATCCCAGCAAGACAGATGGGTATTCTAATTTGTTAACTGATTTATCGATTGGGGATTTTTTTACCAGGAACTCGATACCTAATAAAGTGATGCATGCCCGCTGGTTAAATTATACCTGGAAGGATGATTATGTAGAAGTGGAATCCCATGTAGAAGATATGCCTCCATGACTACCTTTTTAAAAACCAAGTGGAATATTGTTTAATAAAAAGATGGCAATTAACTTAATGAAATGTGGGTGCTGTTGCTTTCATATCTACTGGAAACCCGGGACCAAGGGATCTGGAGAAAATGGAAATATGATTTGTTTTCAAAATGGCCGCTATAACAGGAAGCATAAGCCTTTTTTCTTATTTGTTTCTGGCATGGCGAATAAGTTCTGGTCATGGATGTCCGCTGATTGCAGTGATTATAAGTTCCAAAAAGACAAATATATTAGTGAAGAAAGCAACTATTATGTGGAAAGACATAAAAGAGAAAAATCAGTTAAGAAATCACATTTAGAGCAGGTTTTATGAAGTATTTATTCATGTTATTTTTGTCTGGCATTTTATATGCACAGACAATCACCTTTGATGATCAGGGCTGGAATGCCAACCAATTGGTCGGGACAAATTTCACAATAGGTTATTTCCAATTCTCAAGTAATAAAAGTTTGCCTACTAATTATGGCTATAATCTTGACGTAAATAATATCAGCATTTATAATTTATTTACTCCAGGGGATTCTATTTCGGTTTATACCGGGAATCTAATTAATCTGCAAAGTTTGGCCGTTTATCAGGTAAGCCAAACAAATACGGATAGTCTGCTTATAGAGGGCTGGAATGGGAATAGCAGGACCTATTCAAAAATATTTACCAACCTTAATAAATGGCAGATATTAACGCTTAATTATAATAATATCAATCGCTTCGTTTTCAAATCCAGGAATAATAATACCGCTAAAAATTTCGATTATAATTTTGACAACTTTGTTTATCAGGAGATTTCTTATACAGTGGTAGTAACTGCAAATCCGACAGCTGGAGGAAAGGTTTATGGAGGGGGCTCTTATTTGGCAGGCAGCCAGGTTCCCTTACATGCGGTTCCTTTGACTAATTATCTTTTCTCGAACTGGACGGAAAACGGAAAGGCAGTAAGCACGATGCAGGATCCTTACATTATCTCTTTAGTCAAAGACAGAAATATTGTAGGGAATTTTATGCAGGCTGCCCCTGTTGAGTTGATGAGTTTTACCGGAAGTGTTAGCCGGAATAAGGTGAATTTGATTTGGAAGACTGCTACCGAAATAAACAATTATGGATATAATATCGAGCGTGCGGGGGCTGATGGAGTTTATGGCAAGGTGGGGTTTGTGCCGGGGCATGGGAATAGCAATATATATCATACTTATTCTTTTACGGATATACCGGGGCCAGGCGGTTATTATTACTATAGACTGAAGCAGATCGATACTGATGGAAACTTTACCTATAGCAAGGTGATTTATATTGTTATACATGCGACAATTAAACAATTAGTGGAAAAATAAAAAGAATATGTAAGGCTATCTATGAAAGATTCAAAAACGACACCATTTATTATAATTCTTAAAGACTGGCGGTTAATTTTGTCCGGACTAATTGGTGTTGGATTGTTATTTTATCCATTCACTTCCCCATTGGGTTTTATCCTTTTATTTAATGCATTCGATTTGCTGGGTTACCGCAATGTGCTGGACAATGAGAACACCACTAATAAGTTCCAGGTTGCTTCATATCGTATTATGCAGATAATGTTTCAGGCTACTCTTATCGTTCTGCTATGGAGGTTCTATGCGCTTAAATATGCCATTGCCGCAGTGATGATGCATTGGTTAGGATGTTCTGATCTGTTGTTTTATATCATTGCGAATTATAGTATCAAAATTGAATGGACCTGGCTTACCTGGACACCGGTCGGCGTGATTGCAAATATATGGAAGAAAGGACTTAATGATATAGATGTTGTTTTGCAGGCTATTGCTGGCATTATTATTTATTTAATAATTATAGGGATTTTGTAAAATTGTATAGATGAAAAATATTGGGGGGGAGTTCAGCGAGGCTTGTTTGTAGACAGTGCCATCTCCTAAGCACACAGAGATTAAAATCGTTGTTTCCCCCTTCTGCTATAAGAATTTAACTTGCCTTTAAACTCTTATTTAACACTTCCCTTTTACCTTCGATAATCACAGAAAGTATTTTGAAAAAAGTGCTTCACAAATTTATCAATAATTTTTGGAGCATACAAAATGATACCTTATATAGGTGGAAAAAGTTATCTGGCGAGCTGGATTATATCTAACTTTCCGGAGGATTATCCGAAACTTACTTACTGCGAAGTGTTCGGAGGGGGAGGATGGGTGTTGTTCAAGAAAGAACAGTCGTTTGTTGAGATTTATAATGATCTGAATAAAGATCTTGTTAATCTGTTTACGACTATTCGTGATAATTATCCGGAGTTCTCGCACAGGGCGGAATGGTGTCTTCATTCCAGAGAGATGTTCAAGGAGGCAATTGAGAAACTTGCGGATGATGAATTTATATCTTCTGTTGAAAAGGCTATGCATTATGCTATATTGAGGGTTCAGACCTTTGCCGGTGGCAATAGCAAGAGCTGGGCATATGGTATTACCGCCGATAAGATCACTAGCGGCAAATGGCTGCCATTTATAAAGAGGCTTGAGCTGATAAATGCCCGGTTGAAAAGAGTGCAGATTGAGTGCCTGGACTTTGGAAATATAATAGAGAGGTATGACAGAAAGAGTACCTTGTTTTATCTGGATCCACCTTATGTGGACGCAGAGCATTATTATAACACTAAGGGTGTAAATTTTGGAAGCGAAGACCATATAAGATTGGCTAAACTTCTGAAGAGGATTAAGGGCAAATTTGTCCTTAGTTATTATGAGCATCCTGAGGTGAGAAAGCTTTATAAGGGATATAGAATAATCACTAAGAATACGGTGAAACATTCGTGTGGAATTACCAAGTATAGCACGATCAGTGAGAAGCCAAAGTCAGTAGAATTATTGATTATGAATTATTAAGAGCCAGTCCCGTCTTCTGCCAAGTTCAGCAGCTCCCGGCCTTACGGTGCGGGAAGGGCTGGCTCTAAGAAAAACCAGCATTTCCGGCGCATCGTGGCCGGGAGCGGAACTTGATTTGTAGACGGTTATAAAAATAGGTTTTTAGAGGTAGATTTGCAATTGCTTAATGCAGTTGATTATGCGGTAAAACTTGAGTATAAGAGAGGGGTATTTTAAGACCGTTTAAATGGCATTATAATAGGCATAATTGGTATGTTGAAAAGTGCGTTTTGGGAGGTTTTTGTAAGGGGAGAGAAATTCTCAAACCATTTGTCAGAAATTCTCAAACTAAATGAGCGGTTATATTCAGGGTGCGAACAAAAATATTCTGTAAAAAAAACGGAGTAATTATGGGTAGGTTAATTAAGAAAAGAGGCAAAACTTTTTTAAGTGGGCCTGCAGAGAATGTAGAATTTTACACAGTTGGGGGAGTGACTTATTTTAAGTCCCACACCAAAAGGCATAAAAGGAGCAGATCCAAAAGGGCAGTTTTTGATATTCTGTATAAATCTGTTCAAATTATAGGGGGAATTGAGAAATTCCCTGTATTGAATGGACTACACCACATTTACTTTTGGCAAGCCACATAA